CGGTTGCTTGAGCCGAGTTGCTTTCGCCACGTTCGATGCCGAGTGTCAGACCTTTTGTGATGTTCAATCCGAAATCGGCAAAAATCGTGGACGGGGATTTGATTCCAAGCAGGTTGGTAAATGTATCTTTGATNCCTGCCCCAATGTTACCGACCGTGTCAAAAACTTTGGTGAACATGGATTTTATGCCATCGATAAGGCCTGTAACTATGTTTTTGCCGAAGTCGAAAAAGGTCCTGTTAAGGTCTGCGAACCAGGTTTTCACGCTTTCAAAAATTGAAACAAACCATTCAACAGGATTCAGGCTGCCAAAAAACTCCTTTATTTTTTCCCATGCCTGAATATGAACCTGCTTGACAATTTCCCACAGATTAGAAAACCATGCCGTGATCTTATCCCAGTGTTTGATGATAAGGCCGTGCGGGGTATAATCCAGAAACATGTTTTTGATCCATTCCCACGCTGCCGAGAATACGCTCTTGATATTGTCCCAAAGCCATGCAAAGAATGCAGAAACTTTATCCCAGTGTTTAATGAGTAAATAAACAGCTGCTACAATAGCTGCTATTCCGGCAATAATCCAGACAACGGGGCACCCATAGAGCGATGTGTTAAACAGCCATTGCGCTGCGGCTGCAATTTTTGCTCCGGTGGCCATTGCAGCAAACTTGATACCTGAGAAAACGGCTGCAAAACCGGCCATTACTGCTTTCCCTGCTGTTATAGCGCCATTCCAGACCCATTGCGCTGCTGCGGCAATCTTTTGACCTGCTGCATGTGCTTTTGTAAATGCTATTCCTTGCAATGTAGCAGTATTTGATACTCCCTGTGTTACCGCGTATGCCTTTGTGGCGCCATTTATTGCTACTGTTGTACCTTTCAAACCTGCCATTGCGACCTGTATGGCTCCGATAGCCACTTTTGTCGCTGCAAAAACAGCCTTTAAAAAGCGAACTACTCTAACTACTTTTAGGAAAGCTGCTGCAAGCCAACCAAGAGCCGTTGACAAAAGACCTACGTACAAAAGGGATTTTGCAACACTTGTCGTCCATCCGATAATTTTATTGACAAGATCGGGATTAGCTTTAACCCACGCCATCAATCTCACGACAACATTCTGTATTTTAACAACAAGATTCTGAAACGTAGGAATAAGTAACGATCCTATCTGCCTGTACGCCCCTGTAATTGTACTGTTAAGATCATTCAGTTTCGTATCAAAGTCATCTGCTGCCAAAATCGCTTTATCATCTAAAACAAGCCCCAATTTGACGGCCTGTTCCATCAAGGCTTCAATTCCCTGTTCACCTTGATTTAAAAATGGTATTAAGTCGGCTCCCGACTTGCCGAAAAGCTCCATTGCGGCAGCCACTTTACCGGGACCGTCTTTGGCACGTGCGAAAATTTTTGCCGTATCTAATAGCGTGTTTTTTACGTCATCGGTACGGATATTCAAGTCCCTGAATATGGTTGTCGCTTTTATTCCTTTCTCTCGGACTTCTATCAGTTTTTTATTCAGTTTTGTGATTGATCCTGAAAATGAATCGGCGCTGACGTTGCAACGCTCTGCAGCGTATGCAAACTTTTGATATGTTTCTATACCAAGACCTGTTTTTTGAGAAGCATCCAAGACTGAATCACCATACGTTGCAACACTTTTAGCGCTCGCAAACATTGCTCCTGCAAGCGCCGCCCCCATGGCTGTAGCGCGTTTGCCAAACATCAACGTACTCTTTCCAAGTAACGCCGCTCGCCTCTCCAATTTGTTTATGCTCTTCAAAGATTCTTGTACAGCGCCTTCAATGACCCTCGTCATCTTGTCCGATGCCTGTAAAATGAAGCCTATTTTTACTACTTTATCAATAGATGCCATATTTTTTTCTACAAAAATTTGTTTTTATCAAAAAAATGTATTATATTTGCAATGGAAATAGTTCCGAAAGAAAATTTTAAGATAAATGATATGGAGTTATTTTTTGGAAAAATAAAGAGTTACGAAGAAGAAGAAATGGAACGAGAAGAAGCAATTAAGGAAGCAACTAATAATTCGTTAGACCGTGATCCAATGTCTGCGTTACTTTATTTCATTGCCCTGATTGTCGTGTTTGGAATAGCTGCTTATCTTGTATTTAAATTCTAACGCTTACCTTTTTCTATTCCCGCCAAAACCACCCTTACCGGTCGTTCGATTTCAGTTTTGTACAGATTGAACGCACACTCTAAATATTCAAAAAACTCATCTGAATCCAAATCCAAAACGGCGTCTATCCCGCCGCCGACGTAGTGCGATAGAAACACCACGTCGGCGTGGGATATCAGACGTTTTTTTCATCAAAATATTCTGAAGTTGCATTCGAAACAATGGTCAACTCTTCGAGGCTGAAACAATCAAGCATATCCTCGTAAACTATCTCCCTGAATTCATTTGCTCCGGGAAGTTTAACGAGCATCATTTGCGCAATGATTCGAAACCCGCGTTCTTCCTGGCTCATGTTTTTTTCCTTCACATTGGAAAGCAGCGCACGCGCAGGGATGCTTCTGATTGCAACAATCGTACCATCTTCCAAAGGTATTTCCTTCAGAATTTTAAATTCCTTTTTTCTATTCAACCGTTCCATGTTTTTTCTGTTTAAATATTCCTGAATATGTGGTGGCGTTTTCGCCGGTAACGGAAACGCCATTAATTATATCCCCAAATTCGTTCTACGATCCTCCAGCAGATCCTCGCCATCGACCTTGAAAATATTGTTGATGGCATCGACCTCGATAATTTCTTCGCCGTCAACTTCCAATTTGTAGTAGTTTACGGCTAATGTACTTTCGACTTCGACATCGGTCTTGGGCGTAAAGCTCCCGCCCTGATGTTTGATCGGGAAACCGCGCATGTAGATTACAACCGGCTTTTCTTCAACCAGTCCAGCGTTGTCATAGTCTGCTTTGGAGGAGCGAACCATGACGTCGACTGCCTTGAACGGATTGGCCAGGGCCGTCTGGGCGTCGTTGTCGGGATAGGTCCACTTTATTGTCGCTTCCATTGATTCGATCCCGTTCGGGAAACGTGCCGTGCCGATCATGCCGAGACTGTTGTAGTCGTTCATGATGTAGTTCACATCGGGGCAAGTGATTTCCGAAGCCTGCCCGTGCTTCGAGGCGTTGTTTACGTAAACATTCGCGTCAAATACTTTGTTAATTTTCAGCATAATTAAGCAATATTAGCAAGTTGGTTCAAATCAATTGTATAGGTGAATGTCAAACGCTGCATCGGGAGCGCGGGGGTGAAGTCAATATCGAACGTCAGGTGTCCGACAGCCAGCTGCGACGTCGGGTTGCTTTCCGGTCGATAGAAACATTTTCCATAGACTAATTTTCCCTGCGCCATCAGGCTGTTCAGGTACTGATTCACCGTATTACGGATAGCGTCGACATTTGCCTGGATAAAGGGACGGTCGATAAACGGGATACAGGCCTGCTCGATCGCGCGTTTCATAATGGCGCGGGTGCGGCGGACACATTCGAAAGCATCCACGCCGGTATTGCCCGGAAAACCTGCCGAATAGTTGCCCCATTCGACAATGCCGTTCCCAAACATGCTCACGGCTGTCACAAAACCGGCTGCGTTCAGCATGTTCGCTTCGCTGTTCGGGTCGCCAAGCGAGAATGTCAGGTCGACGTCCATTCCTTCGACTCCGTAAACACGGTGATTCGATGATGATGTGTGCCATCCTTCTTCGAGGTCGACTTTGGCACGAAGTCCGGCCATAAAGGCAGACATGGGTTGCGTCAGGAATTTTTCACTTCCTGAAACTGCGGGATTGTATGCCGGATTGGCGACCAGAAAATGCGGGAAAAGCAACTTTTGCCCGTCATCTAAGTTGGCAAACTCACCGGTTGTCCCCCTGCTTCCGATTGCTTCATCAAACGTAAAGCCATCAGGCGTATCAATATACGCCATTGCCTCCGTTCGTGCACAAATAGCCTGTAATTCCGCTTTTACGGCTCCAAGCGCCGAGAAGCGCGGAGAAATATAGATCATCGGCTCAAAACCGTGTTTATTTTTAGCCGTCTCGAACAGTTTCAGACCTGTTCGTTTGCCGGTCGGGCTTACTTCGCCGACAATGTCCGTGCCCGTGATTGTTGCTGTCGATTCATCGACCGACACAACAAATACAAGTGCGCTGCCGCGGCGCGTTGCCTGCAGCCGGATAGCCTTCAGGGCTTCAGGTATGGTACCTCCGGCGCCAAACTGTGCATCGTCCTTTTCGTTCGCGCACAGTACCAATTGATTGTGTTCAGCGGCATCCGATGTTCCGATCAGCCCGATGACTGCCGTAACGATATCATTTACCGGCCGGAAATCCGACGGCAGATTTAGATGCTCAATTCCGTGTAAAAATGCCATTTCAATCTTTTTTTGAGTTGTTACTTTTTTTTGGTTGGGGAGCCTCTGCGGATGCGGGATCCGGTTTTTGGGGAGGTTCCGTTTTTAATTCGGGAGCCGGGAGCGGCTCGATTCTCTTTCTTTCAAGCAGGGCGCGGGTAGTGATATGGTTTTCATCCAGTTCCACTTCGTCGCCCGGCTTGAGTACATATTCCTGTTTGCCGACGGCAAAAACAAGATTTTCAGTTGCTTTATACGTTTTCATGTTTAAACACTTCGTTATAAATTTGGTCAATTTTTGTGATATTAATCGGTTCTTCGCTTTCTTCACGCATGATACGGACACGCGGGAAAGAAAATTTCAGATCATAACGCCAGTTATTCTGAATACCTTCGACGTAGCCGAACGAAGCAAGGGTTATTTTGTGAAAGGCGTCTTTCAGTTTCCATTTAAGCAGACGCTGGATAACTTCTTCCGCCACAGCAAAAATACCCCTCTCTCCGTCGCGCGTCCGGGCATAGATCAATACTTCAAATGTAAGCGATTCGTTCTGCGCAAAATCACCCAGGTTCGGCACATCTTCAATCGTACTGCCCGAAAATATGACATACAGCTGCGGCCTTGTCTGCGAAACATTCAGTTTCTCAATCAAAGGCAGTGGCGAAACGTCCCAGTCGGGATGCTCCAGCCGTTTGACAATCATATTTTCGTATACATCGTACGCTATCATTACTCCTTCACCTTTTCGAGATTTGCCATGTATGTGTCGCCGTCGAATTTTGTTTCAACGTGTGTGATAAAGTATCTTACGCCTCTGATAATCAGATATTCGTCGTTTTGACCGTCGCTCAGTTCTTTCAGCCCGGTGAATGTATCCTGATACCACTCTGCAATCGGCTTTTCGGGTGGATATTCGTAAGAATCAGCGCTTCCGATATTCTCGGATTTTGTCGAGTCCTTAAAAAGTATCTTTCCTTCAACCTTTTCGCCGGTGGAGGATTCCCAGACAGCATCTTCTCCCATCACGTCAAGTACATGGGAGAAGGCTGTCTGTTCATATTCATCGAACCGGGTGAACATCAGAACTGTATTTTAACCGGAACTGTTCCGCCGGGCTGTCCGGTTTCCCATGCATATCCAACCGCCTTACTGTCTGCCGGATTGATCGAAATCTCTTTGGCAGTCGGGTTGAAATACACCTTTTTCCCCTGATTGATTGTTCCGGATGCTGCCGGAACGGGAATGTCGTACACTCCTTCGACCGACACTGCAAGCAATTCACCTGCTTTACCGTCGGTGATTGCAACTCCCACTACATCTTCAACGGCAACTAAGTCGCCGCTTTTGATGCTGTCCGTTGGCTTTACTGCATAATGCAGTACTTTGCCATCCTGTACTAAATTTTTTGCCATAATTGTCAATTTATTTTAATTTATGTACGCGCGTACATATTTATACAATTTCGCGTGCGCGCGTACATTAATATTATATAACACTTAAAATTTACGCTCCAACCATTTTGACCAACCCGCGATAATCGATTGCCGCTACGCCGAATTCGCCGCGAACGGCGTATTTCATCGTGTCGGTGTCAAAGTCGTCTTTACTGTTGACGCGCAACCCGTCGTTTCCGTCCAAGTAGGCGTAATACAGTCCTTCGATTTCATTCGGATCTGCTATCAGATACCATGCCGTTGCGTTAACAAGGCGGGGTTCGACTACAATTCCGTAAGCGCTCGAAAACACATTCACCTCCGAAGTGGTCGATGCCGTGATTGCCGTCAACAATTTTTTAGCTGTGATTTCCAATTCTGCCGGGACAATAATTGTCTTGGGCTGGACCCTGATCCGGCGTTCTCCACCCAGTGCAACCTGTTTGCGAAATGCGAGAAGTGAAGCCGTAAGACCTGCTTCGCTCAATACGCTTGTTGCGCCTGATAACAGGTTTTTGTGTTCGGTCGAAAACAGGGCTTTCCCGTCATCCATCACTACGTTGTCAATAATCAATCCCCATACGAGATCGCCACGCATTTCGTTCCAGTCTTTTATGAAACGGCTCGGAATGATGGCAAGGGCGTTCAGGTCGTCGTTGATAAATGCTTCGCGGGTGAACATGATGCCTTCTGTATACTTTTTCACACGGATCGTTTGCTTTGCCTCCTTCATGGTGGTGTATTTGATTTCACCGCCTTCAGGGGTTTCGTGCATGCCGTTAGATGTTTCTACCTGATAGAAATTCTTTGCACGAAAATCGCTTACGCTCGTTTGGCGGGCGATTTGTTCCCAGTATTCGGGCGCAAACGTGTAATCGGCACGCAGGGTTTTGTTCAGCGCGTCCTCGAACAGAATCGGGAAATCGCTCGTACTGTGAGCGCGCTGCTTGAATACCATATCGGCAATTTCGCCCTTGCTCTTTCCCCTTACGTTGATTCCACGCTCAACAAACAGTTCCTTCGCAATCTCGATAAGTGTCATACCACGGAAATAATTGCCGTTTTCGAGTTTGAACGTTCCCGGAATGGCACGCGATAAAATTGCGTTCTGTGCTGCATTGCGCTTTTTGTCGATTGCATCGTTTCCGACGTCGGCGCGGTGTCCGCCGTTTACGGGAGGCGGGTTTGTGCCTGCTGCCTTGACAATAATATCATGGCGGCAATCATTGAGACTTCGTTTTGAATTGTAAAGTTCAATGGCATAACTGTCCGGGAGCCGAGCGGCTCTCGTAGATACAAGAATCGCGTTCAGGCGATTCCTTTCCTGCGCGGAAGCGGTAGCGCGAATTTGAGCGACTGTTCCAGTGCTTAAATTGCGTACTTCCTCTTCGACGGGAGTTGTAATCCCTTCTTCCGTTGCAGAACCTCCTGCTGCCTCCGCAGCGTCATCCCCTGCTGCCAAAGGCTGAAATTCAGCGCCGCATTCAGGGCATGTGTAATTTTCGGCCTCAGCCGATTCCCATTCGTGACCACACGTCGGGCATTTCACTGTAATCATCTTTCTTGATTTTGCATTAATAATTTGTTTTTCAATCTCTTTATTTTTGGCTGCGAACCTTTTAACTTTTTCTAAGTATTTTTCCGCCGCTTCTTTTACTTTTTCAACGATTTCAACTTCGTTTTTACCGTCGCCGTTACGCACCACGCAATTAACGTCAGCCTGTACGGGAACAAATGTGATTTCGTATGGCTCCCATTCTGTTGCGCGGTATGTGGGCAACTTGTCAATACCGTTTTCTTCCCTCTCATACTTGAATACACGATACCCGACGCTAATATCTTTGACAATACCGTCGCGAATATCCTGCAACAGTCCTTTTAACTCCTCGCGCTGCGAAAACACGATTTTTGCTATTGCCTGATTTTTCTCGAATCTTACATCAGTCGTTCGACCGATCTGATTAAAGATCGAGGAATTATCGTGAGCGTCCAACACCGGAAGGCCGTTGTTTACGCGGTCCATCCGGATAGCGCCTTTTTCGCACACCAGCACTTCGTTGTAATCTTCGGTCCACCCCCACCGGAAACAGGGGGTTTCGGTTGCAAAAACAACTTCAACCTCCCTGCGTTCCGGATCGAGAGTCGCAGAGTTTACGAGAGCGCGGTTGTATAATTTCTCAATTGTACTTTTCTTTGGGTTCATTTTCGTTATCATTTGTGGATGCATCAGGCGCCAGTACGATGCTGGAAAGCGTTATTCCCATCGCATTGAGCCTTTCTACATCCTGTTTGTACTCTTCAAAAAACTCTTCGGGTTCGCGACCGTCCTCACGGATGATTTCGCTCAAAGTGTTCAATCCGGCCTGAATACTTAAAACGCGAGCGTTCGTTTCTTTGACCGGATCGAGTTGCTGAACGCGCGGCGCTGTCCAGTCGGTCATCACACGTTCGGCCAGGACGCCGGTTATCAAACAGGCATCCATAAACCATTCCCAAACCGGAGCGCAAAACTGGGGCACCATCATGTTGTATTGCCAGCTGCGGAAGTTATTCGTCACGTCAATCTTTGCCATTCTGCCGGAGGTGAAATTGACACGCGAATAATCCATCGTAAGCATTTCATACGTGATTCCGTAAGCGGCTGCAATTCCCTGCAAAATTTTCGTTGAATAACTTTCATAATCGCCAACGGTCGGGGGATTTGCAAACGTAACTCCTTCGCCTGTACCGAGATAATCAATCATACCCGGTTCCAACTTTTCGATCCTGTCTTTTGGACTTACCGGCATTTCGGATCCGGTCACGAAGGCCGCCATACATGCTGCAACCTGCTGCTTAAGCAATTGCGCATCTTCGTATGTCGCAAAATCGCTCATTTTCATAAAGGAGGATACCCCGAAAGGTACCCCCCGCGCCTGGCCGATCCTGAGAATTTCAAACACATGCAGGATGTCTTTCCTGTCGTAAAACTCACTCGATTTCAATCCTTTGGCATAAAATCCTATATCTCCGGGGTGCGAGTTGAACAGCCAGTATCCCAACAGCTCGCCTGCTTCTGAATATTGAATACCAAGGCGGGCTACGCCCCGGTCGTTGATTCCGTT